AAACATCATCAACGAGTCCGGACTCTACACGCTGATTTTGCGGAGCAACAAGCCGCAGGCCAAGCCCTTCCGGCGCTGGGTGACGCACGAGGTGCTGCCGGCGATCCGCCGGACGGGCGGGTACCGGATGGAAGGTAGACAGGTTCCCGAGGACATTGTGCCTGTCAGCCGGCAGTTCCGGGAAGCGGTGCGCCTGGCGCGCGACGCCGGGATGGACAAAAAGCAGGCCGTTTTTTCGGCGAACCAGCTCACCGAAGCGCTGACCGGGTACGACTGCCTGGCGCTGTTGGGTGTGCCGCGGCCGGAACAAGGGCCGGGGCAGGTGCCGGCCTTTTTCCGCGAGCAGGTGCTGCTGGGCGCGGAATATGTCGAGAGCAGCCAGGCGCTCTACGAGGCCTACCTGAAATGGGCACAGGCCAACGGGCAGCGGCGGATGTCGCAAATCCGGTTTAACCGGGAGATCGCGGCAACCTTTCCGATGGTGCAAAAAGGGCGCAACAGCCGGACCCGGCGCTTCGAGTTCCGGGGGCTGCGGCTGGCGGTGCGGGAGGTGACGGCATGAAAAATCTGATCCAACTGCGTCTCGAATATCCGGCCAAACAGATCCAGCAGGCGGCCTTCGGCATCGAGGGCGCGGCGCACCAACTGGAGCGCCTGACCGAGGAGATGAACTGCAACTACAAGGTCGGCGCGCTGGTGGCGGCGGTATTGGCGCTGGCCGAATTGATCTACAACACGTCCGACCAGATCCTGATGATGGACGATGACCTGCCCGCGGCGCTGGCCGGATAACCTTCCTTTCCGGGGGCCTGAAAAGCCCCCGGAAACCCCCCTAAAAAAACCCTTGTCAAGTCTTTTTTGCGGTCCATATCGCACCATATGTTCCATATCGCACCATATATTCCATATCGCACCACAACTCCGAAGGTCTGAAAAACCCGTGCTAAAATAAAACCCGCCAAAACGGCGGGATTTTTTTTACACGGAGGCGCGGCATGGCGCTGGGGCTGATCGAGAAATACCAGTTGACCGACACGGTGGTGGGCATGCACCTGCGGGGGCACTCGCTGCGCGAGATCGCGGCGGTGGCCAACGACCTTTTGCCGGAGGGTAAGAGCGTGTCCGTGGCCTCGGTGCACCGCTTCATCAAGCGCCACAAGGACGCCATCGAGACGGCCCGCGAGGACCGCGTGGAAAAGGTGGTGGAGGCCTTCGTCACCGAGGAGCTGCCCGGCGCGCTGGATATTTTACGCCGCCAGCTGGCCGAGATGCTGGAGATCCGCGACCGCATGCTCAAGATCCTGACGCGCCAGGTGGAGGGCGATCTGTCGCTTTGTTTTACGCCCACCATCGAGCTGTTCGTGCGCATCGACTCCGTGGTGCACGAAAAGGTGATGTGCATCATCCGCCTGGGCGGCGGCGATGACGACGGCGCCGGCCGGCGCGCGGCGCACCCGGTGGACCTGGAGGAATTCAAGCGCGAGCTGCTCAAGGAACGCGAGGAGGCGGCGCATGGCTAAATTCGTGCCCCATCCGGACGCGCCCTATGCCTACGATTACAACCGGCTGTTCGCCAGGATCGCGGCCGGCGGGATATCCGAGCAGGAAGCGGTGGAAACCTACCGCGAGCTGTGCCGGCGCGATTTGTTCTTTTTGCTGTACTTCGGCCTGGAGCGCGTCGACGTCAACCATCCCTGGGTGGTGGCGCGCATCCGCGAGGTGGAGGCCGACCACAACAACACCATGGACCTGTGGGCCCGGGAACACTATAAATCCACCGTGCTCACCTACGCCCTGCCCATCCAGGAGCTGCTCAACGATCCGGAAGAGCGCATCTGCATCTTTTCGCACACGCGCCCCATCGCCAAGGGGTTTTTGCGCCAGATCAAGCAGACCCTGGAGGCCGACCCGCCGGTCAAGCGCTGGTTTCCGGACATCTTCTGGGACAAACCGCGCACCGAGGCGCCCAAGTGGTCCGAGGACGACGGCCTGATCGTCAAGCGCCAGACCACTCCCAAGGAGGCCTCCGTCGAGGCCTGGGGCCTGGTGGACGGCCAGCCCATTTCCAAGCACTACAGCATCCGCGTCTACGACGACGTGGTGACGCGCGATTCGGTCAACACGCCGGAGATGATCGCCAAGACCCTGGAGGCCTACGAGTTGTCCCAGTCGCTGGGCACCATGGAGGGGCAAAAGCGCGTGGTGGGCACGCACTATCACTTCGCGGACCTGTACAAGACGCTGCGCAAATCCGGCAACTACACGGTGCGCGTCTACCCGGCCACGGACAACGGCAAGACCGACGGTAAGCCGGTGCTGCTCAGCCAAAAGCGCCTTGACGAGCTGCGCCGCGAACAGGGGGAGTATGTTTTCGGCGCGCAGCAGCTCCTCAATCCGGTGGCCGACAGCCGGCAGGGGTTCAAGACCGCCTGGCTGCGGCGCTACAAACAGCTGCCGGCGCTGCTGAACACCTACCTTTTGGGGGACCCGGCCAACGAGAAAAAGAAGACCTCGGACTACACCGTGCTGGCGGTGATCGGCATCGATGTGGACGACAACCACTACCTGGTCGATCTTTTGCGCGAGCGCCTGAGCCTGACCGAGCGCAAGGCGGCACTCTTTTCGATGTACCGCGCCCACCGGCCGCTTTTGGCCGTGGGGTACGAGCACTACGGCATGCAGGCCGACATCGCCTATTTCGAGGAGGAACAGCGGCGCGAGGGCCTGTATTTCGCCATCACGCCGCTGGGCGGCAAGACCCCCAAGCTGGACCGCATCCGGTCTTTGGTGCCGCTGTTTGAAAACGGCCGCTTCTGGCTGCCCGACCGGCTGTACCGCGGCGGGCGCGACCTGATGGCCGAGTTTATCGAGGAAGAGTACACCACCTTTCCTTACAGCGCCCACGACGACATGCTGGACTGCATGGCGCGCATCCGGGATCCGGAGCTGGGCGCCAGGCCGCCGGCGGCCGCCGGCCTGGGCGGGCTGCAGAAACTAAGGGAAGAAATGATCCGTAAAACCTGTGCGGCGGGCGTATGAAACCCAACACCCCCATGACCTACGACGACATTGAAAAGCAGGCCTGCGCCGAGATCACGGCGGCGCGCGACTACACCGAGAACCAGATCGCGCCGGAGCGCGGCACGCGCTGGGAGCGCTACCACGGCGCGCCCCTGGGAAACGAGGTCGACGGGCGCAGCAAGTGGCAGAGCCGCGACGTGATGGACACGGTGGAATGGATCATGCCCTACCTGGTGGGCGTTTTCATGTCCGGCGAGCCCAAGATCGAGATCGAGATCGAGGGGCGGCCGCCGGAGATCGGCAAGGCGCTGCGCCAGGTCATCGACAACGACCTGGCGCGCATGGACGCCCCCAACCACTTTGTGACGCTCTACTCCTGGATCAAGGACGCCCTGGTGAGCAACACGGCGGCGGTCAAGCCCAGCTGGGAGCAGGACGTCGAGCCGCACCGCGTGAATTTCGGGATGCTGGGCGAAAGCGAGTACCAGCGCCTGGCGGCGGACCCGGACATCACCGTGACCGAGGCCACGCGAATGATGCTGCCCGACGGCCGCAGTATGTATCGCAACGTGCGCGCCACGGTAAAGCGCATCCTGCGCGACGGGCCGCGCGTGGACCCCGTGCCGCACTGGGAGCTGATCGTCTCCCCGCTGGCGCGCGAGATCAACGACGAGCACGGCAAGGGGCACACGACGATCGTCACCCTGGACTACCTGCGGCGCATGGACCGCGCCTATCGCGGCGCCGACGGGCGGCCGTTTTTCCGGCATTTAGAGGACCTGGGCCGCAGCGCGCCGCCGGCCGGGCCGCTGCCCTTTGCCAACGCGCATTTTGCCACCAGCGACCGGAACGCCGAGGAACAGCGCTACCGGCAGGACAACCTGGCGGCCACCCTGCTGCCGGCCGAGAAAGGCCCGCGCCGCCCGGTGCGCCTGACCGAATGGTACACGCGCATCGACGTGGACGGCGACGGTTTTTTAGAGGACGTGGTGTGCTGGGTGGCCGACGACCGCACCCTTTTGCGCTGGGAGCGCAACCGCGAGGGCATGGTGCAGCTTTCCACGCTGTCGCCCATCCTGGACTGCTACAAGTTTTACGGCATCGCCTACGCCGACCTGCTGGTCGAGATCCAGAATTTAAAAACCATGCTGGTGCGGCGCATCCTGGACAACTTCGCCTATGCCAACAACGGCCGCTGGCGGGTGGAGCCGGGGCGCGGCGTGGACGTGGCCACGCTGCTGAAGAACGTGCCCGGCGACGTGATCTACGGCCAGGCCGGGGCCATCGAGTCCCTGGCGCCGGAGCCCTTCCACCCGGGCGTGCTGAACCTGGTGGAGTACGCCGACACGGTGAAGGAAGCGCGCTCCGGCGTGACGCGCTACAACCAGGGCATGGACGCCCAGAGCCTGAACAAGACCGCCGCCGGCATCACCATGATCCAGACCGCCGCCCAGCAGCGCCTGGAGCTGGTGGCGCGCATCATGGCCGAGACCGGCATGCGCGACCTGTACACCAAGCTGGCCCGGCTCTACCAGCACCACCTGCGCCGGCCGGTGCCCGTGCGCGTCAACGGCATGCCGCTGATGCTGTCGCCGGAAAACATCCAGGGGCGCATCCACTGCACCGCCAACCTGGGGTCCGCTGCCCAGACGGGCATGGTGGAGGCCCAGAAGATCGAGCGCATGTTCGCCTTCCTGCTCAAGGCCAACGAGCAGTACCCGGGTATTTTACGGCCGGCCGCCGTCTACCGTTTGAGCGCGCGCTACATCGCCAGCTACGGCTACAAGGCCACCGAGGAGTTCATCGGGTCGCTGCAGGATTACGTGCAGGAAGTGCAAAAAGAGATGGCGGCGCGGCGCCAGGCCGCGGACGAGCAAAAACAGGCCTGGGCCGCCGAAAAGCACCTGGAGGCCTCCAGGATCCAGGGGGACCAGGCGTTAAAGGCCAGGGAGATCGACACCAAGAAACAGATCGCCGAGATCCACGCGGCCGTCAAGGCGGCCGGCCTGGTGAAGGGTGCGTCGCAAGGCCAGGGCGCAGCGCCGGCGTTGCCGCAACGACCTGCACCGGCGGTATAACAAAGAAAAGGAGGAGCTGGCATGCCGAAGAGTAAAAATGAGATGGACAATATCTTCACCTATCATGCGCCCAAAGGCGATCAGCCCATGAAATACGAGGACATCCGCGCCGCCGCGCGCAAGTTCGCAGAAGTTATCAACGCGCTGTGCCCGGACAGCCGCGAAAAGTCAGTGGCTTTTACACAACTTGAAACGGCTGTTTTCTGGGCCAATGCCGCTGTGGCGCGCAATGAACAATAAATCTATGAGTGATACACCCGACGCCAAAACGATCCGTGACGGCGCGGCCGCGCGCGAGCTGCTGGCGCACCCTTTGATCGAGGGCTTTTTCCGGTCAGAGCACGCGCGCTGCTACAACGCCTTCAAGGCCCTGCCCATGGAGGCCGCAGCGGCGCAGTACACCGCGCTGCGGGCCTACGTGGAAGCGGTCGAACGGCTGCAGCGCCATTTACAAGAGTACGTGGAAGCCGGGGACATGGCGCGGGCGCGCAAACTGCGGCCGCGCGCGTCTCCCGGGGTTTAGCCAAGCCCCCGACAGGCGGGGGGAACACCTCCTTCTCTGCCATACCCCCGGCAGGCAACGTCCTGCCGGGGGGAAACCAAACGAAAACGAAAGGACATAAAAAAAATGCCAGACACAGGGGACACAAAAGAGCGCAAGCCCGACGCCTTCGCCCTGTCCGACGAGGACTTCCAGGCCGCATTGGCCGAGGCCTCCACGGTGGGCGATACCGGCGACGGGGACAAGGACGCCCAGGAACCACCCGGTCAAAAGCAAGGCGCGGGCGACACCGGCCCGCAGGCGGCAAGCGACACGCAACCCAAAACCCAACCCGACAAACCCTTTACCCTGGACGAACCGCCGGCCGCGGACGTTAAACCGCCCGCTGCCGGCGACGGCCAGCCCCAGATGTTCGAGATCGTGCACAACGGCCGCGTGCACCGCCTGACGCGCGAGGGCGTCATCATGCTGGCGCAAAAGGGCTTCGACTACGACACCAAGATCGGCCCGCACAAAAAAATCATCCAGCTGGTGGAATCCGACCCGGCCGCCGCGGCCCTGCTGGACGCGTACGCCCGCACCGGCCGGCTGCCGGCCGCACCGCCGGCCGGGCCCGCACCGCCGCAGCCCAAGCTAAAGCCCTTGCACGAGTATGACAACGAGATCGACTGGTTCAAGGACAACTTCGAGGCGCTGCAGCAGCTGACGACGCCCTCGGCCGCGCCGCCCGCGTCCGCACCGCCGGCCGGGGCCGCACCGCCGGCCGTTGGCGTGGTGGACCCTGCCGCGCCGCGGGATGACACGCCCGCGCCGGCGGGGGACGTGCAGCGCATCGCCGACACGCTGGCCTCGCGCGACCCCAAAAACTACGCCCGGGTGGCGCCGCACCTGATGGAGTACGCCCAGCGCTACCTGACGCTGGAGCAGTACCAGAAGGTCAATTCCTCCATGGCCAACCTGGTGCAGTTCTACGACTGGGTGCGCGACCAGGTGCTGGCGCAAGCGCCGCCTGGTAAAGCCGGCACCGCCGGCACCGCCGGCGCGGCGGCACCGCCGGCACCGGACGCCGGCAGCTCCGGCGCGGCCGCGCCGCCCTTCCGCATGCAGTCCGGCGGCGGGCAGCCGCCGCGCGAAGACGGCGCCAAGAAAGCCTGGGAGCTGCCCAACAAGGAGTTTGAGTCCATCATCGCCAGGGCCAAGGGGTTTTAAGGGATAAGACTTTAAGGAGCAAGCATCATGCCAACCACCACCACAACCCAGATCCCGGTGAACCTGCAGGGGTTTTACGACCGCAACCTTTTGGAGCGCGCCGTGCCCGAACTGCTGTACAGCCTGTTCGGGCAGGTGCGGCCGGTGCCCAAAAACGCCGGCACGCGCGCCAACTTCCGGCGCTACGGCAACCTGGCGCCGGCCACCACGCCGCTGACCGAGGGCGCAACGCCGGCCGGCAGCCAGCTGTCGGCCACCGACATCTACGTCACCATGAACCAGTACGGCGATTTCGTGACGCTGTCCGACGTGCTGCTGATGACCGGGCTGGACGGCAAGATCCTGGACGACCAGGACCTGCTGGGCCAGCAGGCCGGCGAGACCATCGACATCGTGCACCGCACGGCGCTGATGGCCGGCACCACGGTGCGCTACGCCAACGGCGTGGCCAGCCGGTCTTTGGTCGACAAGACCATTTTGGACGTGGACGTCGACGCCGCCATCCGCGCCCTGGAGGGCAACAACGCCAAGAAACTGCGCGACATCAAGGTGGGCGGCGCCAAGATCAACACCTACCCGCTGCGGCCGGCCTACATCGGCATCGCGCACACCGACAGCCGCAAGGACATCGAGGCGCTGGCGGGCTTTAAGAGCGTCGAGGAGTACGCCAGCCAGGGCGACGTGCTGGCCGCCGAGATCGGCGCCACCAAAAACATCCGCTGGCTGGTGACCACCAACGGCCAGAAATGGTCCGCCGCCGGCGCGGCGGTATCCGGCACCGGGCTTTTGGGCACCGCCAACGTGGACGTGTACGGCACGCTGATCATCGGCAAGAACGCCTACGGCACGGTGCCGCTGCAGAAAAAGACCATCGAGTCCATCATCAAGCAGCTGGGCGCCGGCGAGGACCCCCTTAACCAGCGCGCCACCAACGGCTGGAAGGCCATGACGGCCTGCAAGATCCTCAACGACGACTGGCTGTTGCGCATCGAGCACGGCGTCAGCGCGCTGTAGCAGGTGATATGGCGGACGCTATAACAAGCGACATCCCGCCCGCCGCGGCGGGCGGGATCCCCACAAAAAAAGGAGTTTAAGATGGCCAAGAAAGAACTGCTCGACGACCTGAAAACCGAAGCGGATGCCGCCGAGGTGCCCGCCGCCGACAGCCGCGCGTCCGAAGCGCCGGCGGACGGCGACTGGCGGCAGGTGGTGGTGCACCACGCCAACATGAGCGAGGAAAACCGCGATTTGCCGATCATCGTCAACGCCGTGGGCACGCCCGCCGGACGGCGCAAGATCACGCCGGGCAAGCCCGTCTCGCTGCATGTCAGCCACATCGAAATTTTGAACAACGCCGTGGAGGAGCACACGCTGATCATCCCCGAGGGCAGCGGCATCTATGAAGCGCGCGATCCCATTTCGGCGGCCGAGCAGCAGTACCCGGGATATGCAGCCAGGTGGGACCGCGCAAACGGGGTCATCGTGATGCACAAGCGCGTGCGCAACTACATCGTTTCCCCGGCGCAGTGAGGCGATCATGGCATCGGCCGACGACATCATCAAGCGTGTGCGGGTGTATATCCAGGACACCGCCAAGACCCTGGTGCCCGAGGATGCGGACCTGTTGGCGATTTTAAACAACAACCTGGCGATCGTGCACGATTTGCTGGTGTCCATCGAGAGCAACCTGGTTTACGGCACCTATGACATTACGACCGCCGCCGGCCAGCAAACCTACACCACGGTGTTCACCTACGATACCCTGCGCCGCGACGGCCTGCTGGTGGCCGGCGAAAGGCGCCCCCTGGGCGCCATCACCGAAGCGCAGGCGCTGCAAAACGCGGGCGCATCCGGCAAACCGCGCTGTTATTTTCTGCGCGCCGACCAGAAGATCGGGTTTTGGCCGGTGCCCGACGCGGTTTACACCATCACGGCCAGCTACCAGAAGCCGCCGGCGGAGATCACCGACACCCAAGCCGCAATGCCCTACAACGGCCTGTTTGACACCGCGCTGGCGCTGCTTTGCGCCATCGACGCGCGCGAGATCAACGAGCGCGACAGCAGCCTTTTGACCGCCAAGCTGCAGCCGGCCTGGAACCTGGCGGTCAACAAGGCCTACCAGTACGGCACCAACCCCATGCGCACGGCGACTGATTTTTTCAGCGCGCCGGGATTATAAGACGAAAGCAGACGCATGTTCCAAGCCCTTGCCAGAGCCAGACAGCCCCGCC